GAAATTGTCATGATCGCTATTACAGCTGCTGCTACATTTGCTCTCTTAGACATGTACGCCCCAAGCATTGGCTCAGCTGCCAGACAAGGTACCGGATTCGGTATCGGTGCTAACATGTCCGGTTTCCCACAAATGTAAATTTTAAATTAGTCTTCATATAACTTATATAAAGGTTACTTAGCATATATTAAAAAATAGATGTCTTATACTCTTATTACAGGTGGTGCAGGCTATATTGGTTCACATATATGTTTAGAACTGCACAAGAAAAATATTAAAAATATAATTATTGTCGATAATTTTTCCAAATCAAAAGATTCTATGTTTGCTAAATTACAAAAGATGATACCTACTATTCAAATTTATAATTTTAACTTATCAGATAAACAACAGCTAAGAAACTTATTTAAAATATATGATATTAAAAATGTTATTCATCTTGCTGCATTTAAATCTGTAGGAGAATCTATAAAAGATCCTCTAAAATATTATGATAATAATGTAATAAATACTATTCATTTATTGGAAGTAATGGATGAATTTGATTGTAAAAATTTAATTTTTTCGTCTTCTGCCACAGTTTATGGCAATCAAACTGTAGTTCCTATAAGAGAAACAGCATCCACATATGAAAAACAGACTAACCCCTATGGAAAATCTAAATTAATGATTGAAATGATACTAAGAGATTTAACTAATATAGGAAAAAATTGGAATATAGTAATTTTAAGATATTTTAATCCAGTCGCATGTGATAATTCGGGAGAAATAGGTGAAGATCCTAAAGAAAAACCCAGTAATTTATTTCCTCATATCTTAAAAGTTCTGGATGGTAGTAATCCTAAATTAAATATATATGGTGGTGATTATAGCACAGTAGATGGAACATGTATTAGAGATTTTATTCATGTTACTGATTTGGCTGAAGCTCACATTTCAGCATGTGATTTTATATTAAATAAAAAAGATACTTTTGAAATATTTAATATAGGGACAGGGAATTGGTATAGTGTATTACAAATAGTAAACAGATTTAATGAATTAACTGATAATAAAGTTCCCTATGAAATAAAAGCCAGAAGAGAAGGTGATATACCTTATTGTTTCGCGGATTGTAATAAGGCAGATATTATATTAAAATGGAAAGCAAAAAAAACTCTGGACGATATGATAAATGATTGTATTAATAGGATCGATAAGCTTAATAAATAGATGTTGTTTTATACATTGAATTTGTTTTTTTTGTAATAGAAGAAATACTGACTATATTTTTGTATATTGTTTTAAGCTCCTTATAATTATAGGATCTTAGCTCGCATCCTGATACATGGATATTTTTAATTTCACATAATGTAGTAATTTTCTTTCGCAGTTCAACGGATTTCATAATTGGATGATATTATCTTTGTATTTAAATAAAAATAATATCAAATTTAAACAGTCGGTATATATTGCCATTTTAAATCACAGCATATTTGCTTCCAAACTTCATCATGTTCCTGTAATTTTTCTCTTGATTTAAGTAATCTACAATAAGGTAGATATTCATCCTTATCGAGTAATTGAAAAAATTTATAGAATATGTAGGGATAAGAAAAAAAATTAGACCTGTCTGAAGGACAATATTTCATCCAAGGTCCTTGGATTTCTTTAAACATATTTCTGACTTTTTCTTCCAAATCACCTGTAATAACTGGAGCCGGTTTTCCTGTTATTCTATTAGTAATATAATGACAATGTTCATAATATTTAGTAAGGTCAAGTTTTTTAAGAATATCTCTTACCTTTTCAACAGTTAATGTTTTAAGATTAATATAGGATTCTTTTTTGAGTTCATTCATAATTTTATCAAAAATTTCTTCACTAATATCTGTAGATTCTTTGGCTTGAAATTGAGATAACCATTCGTTAGCATGATTGATTTTTTTATAGGCAAAATAAGTTAATTCTCTGGGAGGTTCCTTATAAGAAGGTGTGTCATAATCTACAAGAATTTTTTCTTCACATCCACATTTTGGACAAATCATACAGCCGTGTGCTGAATCTAATATTCTAGGGATATTACAGTGTATACAATTATCTAATTCGTCATTAGGAATATCAGGTATTTTTTTTATATAGGATGTGTCAGTAAGTTGCAAATACTGGTCCATTATTTCATTTTTACTGGAATATTTAGAAATATCTTCATTTCTAATATTTTTTTTTACCTTAGGTTCATCTTTTTTTGCAGTTCCAAAAAAATCCAGAACTGTTTTCTTCTTTGAGTTTTGAATTTTAGAGTTATCGGATTTTGTAAATATTCTATTTTCATCAAAATATTCATATAGTAAGTGAGCGGTATTAAGAATATAAGAGTTTTTGATTTCTTTGCTATTAATTAATTCTATATCTGTTTTAAGGTTTTTTATATTCTCTATTAGCTGTAATTTTGTATCTATTTCTTTATCAGTTAATTCTTCCATAGGTCTTTGAGAGAAAATATCTAATTCTTTTTTTAGATTATCTAATATTTTATTTTTTTGACTTATAGTTTCTTCTTGTTCATTTAATTCATTAAGTTTTTGATTATGACGGTTATCAATTGTAGTCTTAATCTTACCATTAAATTTTTTTGTATAAATCTTTTTTTTCTTGTCTTTGAATAGTAGATCAGACATAATGAATAATAAGAATATAAAATCTTTATATATCTAATTATTCTTATATTCGTTTTTTATACATTATTAGATTATGACTATAATAATATAATAGTTTTAATGGATAATAATTTAGGAAAAGATATGGTTAAAGAGTTAGATTTTGTAACAGTTTACAAAATGATGTTCATTTACAATGCTATACAAAAGGGTTGGACTGTAAAAAAAATTAATAAAGATAATAAAGAACAATTTGAATTTACAAATAATAAAGATGACATTATTAAAAATTTTTATTGCGATGACTTTCTTAAAAAATTTGTAGAATCTAATATGACTTTTACTTCTTTACTAGGTGTATCTTAATTAAAGTAATAATATAATTTTTACTATGTTATTACTGTGCGTAAAATATAAATAAATATCTTTGAATATATATATAACTAAATGGGTGGTGGGTTAATGCAATTAGTAGCTTATGGCGCACAAGATATTTATCTTACAGGTAATCCCCAGATTACCTTTTTTAAAGTAGTATACCGCAGACACACTAACTTTTCAATTGAAAGTATAGAACAAACTTTTAATGGAACTGCTGATTTCGGTAAAAAAGTTAGTTGTACGATTTCAAGAAATGGTGACCTTGTTCATCGTATTTATTTACAAACAACTTTACCTGATCAGACTATCAATATTGCTGCTGACGGCGGTGGTTCTGGAGCTATTACAGTTCAAAATGCTTCAGCCAACGACGATCTAAGAAATGGTATTGTTAGATGGTGTAATTGGGTGGGTGAAAAAATGATCAATTTTGCAGAAATTGAGATTGGTGGACAGAGAATCGATAAACATTATGGTGAATGGTTACATATTTGGAATCAATTAACTAATCAAGCAGGTCACGAAGACGCATATCAAAGAATGGTAGGTAATACTCCACATTTCAATAAAAACAGGTCCACAATAGCATCAACAGCTGGAGTTCAAAACATTCCTATTACAGGCAAAAGATTATATATTCCTTTACAATTTTGGTTCTGTAGAAATCCCGGTTTGGCTTTACCGTTGATCGCTCTTCAGTATCATGAAGTAAAAATTAACATAGAATTCGAGGAATTAAAAAATCTATTTATCGCACAAAAAACAGACAAAAATTCACTAACTGTTCAAGGGTCTCTTCAAAATACATCACTTTGGGTAGATTATATTTTCCTTGATACTGACGAACGTAGAAGATTTGCTCAATTATCACATGAATATCTTATTGAACAGTTACAATATCCTGGTGAAGAAACTATTACTACAACTTCTAACAAGATAAGATTAAACTTTAACCATCCTGTAAAAGAACTTATCTGGGTTGCTCAAAAAGAGGCTTCTGTAGAAAACCAACAACATTTTAATTACACCGATGCTGTTGACAGTAGTCCTACTTTAACACATAATTCACAAGGAAGTAGAATGCTTCAAGGTATTGTAGAAAATATGACTGATGGAAGCGATGGTAAACTTAAAATTGTTAACGAAGATCAAGGAAATAACACATGTAATCTTGCCAAAATCCAGCTTAACGGGCAAGACAGATTCTCAGAAAGAGACGGCGATTACTTTAATTACGTCCAACCATACAATCATCATACCAGATGCCCTCACCTTGGTGTAAATGTATACTCTTTTGCTCTTAAACCAGAGGAACATCAGCCAAGCGGAACCTGTAACTTTTCAAGAATTGATAATGCTAACTTATTCTTAACAGTAACTTCAAGAACTCTCAGAGAAGGAACACTTACTATTTCTAACGGGACATTAACAGAAACTGGTATAGATGAAGGAACCAGCAAAAATGCCCGTGTTAGAGTATATGCTACAAACTACAATGTTCTCCGTATTATGAGTGGTATGGGAGGACTCGCATATTCTAATTAAATTAATAAAATAACTATTTTACATATTATTTTTAAAATAATTATTCATAATGTTTACGAAAAGTAAATGATATTCTTTCGTCTTTTACTTTTTTTTCAATAGGTATTCCATGTAAAAACTCTTTTTGGAAATTACCTGCCATTTCAATTATCTGATAATTTTCTGTAGGAATATCCTGAACTATTTTTTTTGTTATTTTATTTCTTATTCTAAATTTTCTTACCGCACCATATGATACAGAAATAACCCCCTTGTCTGAAATCTCTTTCTCATTATCTGAATGGTCACTAATATAATCATTTCCATTATTATATTTATTTACAAGAATTCCATTAAAATCTGATTCGAATTTTTTATTTATATAATTTAACAATAATTTAAGATTTTTAGTAAGGGGTTGTGATTTTTCAATTTTT